CAAATTTACCGCCACCAAACATGGTTTGGTAGCCAGCTTCTCCTGGTGTACCCTCTGCATAACGGATAGTGTTGAGCAGAGCGCGTACTTGAGGACGTTGAAGCAGTTCTTCGTAGCGTTGGCGCAGATCCGACATGGGCTTACCGGTAGTTGTACTCGAAGTAGAAGCGGGTACCGATTGCCACGTCTGCGGGTCCGGGTAGAGCTTGGATAAACTCGGCACCTTCCCGCTCGAAGCGATAACGGGCTTGCATAGGATTCCTATAGTTAGCCACGTATAAGTGCAGAGCTAAACGATCCGTTTCATACAGATAAATTTCCGTCCAGGTTTTAAGTGTTTCTTTGAAATCAGTCGTTGTGATAGTACGATCAACGTCACCAGCAATGTTTTCTAACCGATTACGTGGAACTGAATTATTATTCACACTACCTGTCATGTCAGTGCGCTTTTCCGCCTCATCGCATCGACCGACTTGTTCGACTAATTTCGCGTACCAGAATGAATCCGGTACATTGTTCAAAGCTTCCTCAAGCCTAGCAAGATCACCAGCTGGAATAGACGTGGTGTTATATCCTAGGTGCCAGCGGATCTTTGACTTGAGGAAGTTATCAAGTTGCATTATTCAACTCGAATAAGATTTTCTTTGATAATTTCATCCCAATCAACACGCTTGATAGCTTTAAGTTGATCTAAACGGACGAACTTTTCGCCGGGCATCGAGGTTTGTAAATCCTTAATATCCCGTGCTGTTTTCAATCCTACTCCAGGTAAATGGTCTGCAATCTGTCTGGCACTCGCAGTATTAAGGTTAATGCGAGTATCCAGTGGGAAAGTTTCTTTATTGGTGGGAATAGGAGGATTAACGCCTTCTTCTTTTAGCTGCTCAGTTAGGCGTTCTTCCGTCCGATCCTTTTCATTAGTAGCACCGATGTGGGGAACCAGATCATCGCGTTCGATGTACAAGACTTCATCCTGCGCATCAATACACATCATGATCCCGTCACCGTGGTGAGAAATCATTTCAACGAGTTGACCAGTTGGTTTGTATTGGTAGAGCATTCAAAAAGAACAATAACTACCAATACAATACCAACCTCAACTCAGCTAATCAATACAGATCAGCTATCGGTGCCACCCACCTGAGAAGCAAAATCAATGAACTCATTGATATCTTCCCAAGCCACAGCAGCAGCGGGGCGCAGGTAGTTCACGCGGCAGATAATGTAGCCAGCTTTGCCAGCATCTTTATCAGTCGAGCTGATGAACACACCGTCACCATCCACGGTGGTGGAGGTCACGCCGTTCACGTTAAACACCTTGAAGGTGGTGTCCGAAGTGACCTTGTAGAACATCGAGTTGGCAAGGTCAGCCGCCACGATGCCTGCAGTGGTGACGCCAGTGGTGAAAGGCAGGTCAGCAACAGTGGTGTCGCTTAGACCCTGAGCAAACAGGGAGCTGGTAGCGGACACAATAGAGCTAGCAGCAGCCAGACCATTGGCCTGAGTTGCAGGAACACCAAACGGAGAACCAGCGTTGTTAGGACCAAGCAGCAGACCCTCAGTGCTGGTGCCACCAATGTCGGCGGTAACAGGAGAGGCAGGAAAACCAGCCAGTCCACCAGCGGGCAGGTCCTGAGCCACAGCGATAGAGGCGCCGTAGACATAAGCGGGACGTGCAGACGATGCACTCACCACAAGGGAAGTACGGTTGTCACGCACGCGATCATCGGGACGACGATCAGGAGAAGGAACAACAATATCAAAGCTCTTGTAGCTAGCTTTGTCTGCGGCAAGGTTATCAATCTTGACGTAGCCAATCAGCTCAAAAGCTTCGACGCCAGGCCAGCCATACACACCTTCGGTGTTGTAGGAGGAAAGACGGTTGATTTGGTTACCGGGCTGGAGAATAGAACCAGCATTAGTCTTGTAAGCAGCCATTGTTAATTACCTCCTTCCTCAAACGATGGTGAAGGCAGTGGTCACGAAGTCCTTGTTCAGGTTCGCAAAACCGGCGTACAGTTGCCAAATCAGAATGATAAAGCGGCTGAAATCGTCGTTATTGTTGATAAGAACCTGAGCATTAGGACCACCGATACCCACGCCCACTGCCTGAGGACCGAAGAACAGTGCAGGAGGAGTGTCGTGAGAAACAGCACCAGCGCCGTCACCGATGTCAACGGTGATGGTCTTGGAGGGGAAGTTAGTGGATTCGAAGAAACGCACGCCTTCAAACACAAAGCCGGAAGGCATCGTTGGTTCGCCACCAACAAATTGAGCTTGACCGTACTGACCACCGCCATAGATGGCAGCGTTGGGGTTCATGCCGCTCATCAGCGGGTTACCAGCGGCAAAGCCAGGGTAACGAGCCACTTCACGGAAGCCCTGATCAGCACGCAGATCCTTCATGAAGGAGGGATCAGCAATACAGCGGTAGTAGCCATCAGCAAAGACGGGGACGTTACGCTTGCGGAGGCTTTTCACCACTTCAAGCAGGTCAGTCTTCACGTTGAACTTATAACGCTCAGAGGCATACTCAGTAGCGGTATAAGCGGTCAGCGTGGTAGCGCTAGTCTTAGCTTTGTTATTGGGGTAGTAGTAACCACCTTGCGTGTCGGAGGACTGACCACGGGACTCGGACTTGAACAGTTCGTCCAGGAACACACGGTCGCGCCAGCGGCGATAGTCATCCAGCAGGGTCAGCGAACCAATGGACTGGTGGAACATGTTGAGGTTCCCGGTGTCCAGCAGCAGACGCTGAGCGGTCATCAGAGTCTCACGAGCAATTTTAAAGGTGCTCGGGAGGTTAGAGTTGTTCGGATCAGCAGGACCAGTGTACTCACGCAGAGACACCAGCACCTTGTCCTTAACAATGGACCGGCTGTTAGCAGTACCAATGGTTTGATCCTGGGTACGCTCACGGTTGCTCTTGGTACCAGGGTTACCCCAGAAGCGGTACCGGTCTAATTGAACCGTTTGGCCGGGCTGTTTTGTGAAGTCGTGGACAACTACAGGCTCACAAGCCATTTCCACGATATAAGCTGGGTGGGGACGGTACAGCTCCGCGCCCAACAGCTTGGGAAAGTCGTTATCAATAAACATGTTGGTTATTCAGCGTAGATTTAGCTGACACCGGAGATCCAGAAAGATCCCTGACTTGTGGCAAAGAGCCACGGTAAATCTGGGAACTTCTGCCCCATTAATAAAATTATAGCAATACTTACTTATTGGGTTTATTAATTTTGCCCCATTTGTTCTGCAAAAGAACGTAAAAACCTACCTGCAGCTATACCACCAAGGGCAGCAACAGCTGGAGATATTACATAACCTGCAGCTTGGAAAGTACCAGGCGCAGCTGAAACAGGATAACCAGTTTCATTTAAGAGTTTAGTTCCACGACGACTGGCTTCAATCTCGGAGATAATGCGTCCACTGTTATTGAGATAGTTCATCCCCAGTGCAAGTGATGCCGCACGACGTGCAGATGGAACAGTAGCACTTACACCAATTGTTGCTAATCCCATGACGTTAGGATTGACGCCACCGTAAGTATGACGTTGAATCCACTGAAGTGGGCCACCTCCTTCATCAATAGCTTGATGCCCTAGTTCATGACCAAGAGTAAACTTACTTGCTTTGCCAATGTTTAAAGAAATAGAGTTTTTACCACCACGTGAATAACTTATTCCTGATGAATAAGCATTAGCAGTAATTTCTGGATCTAGTCCTGTTTGTTTGGTATATTCTTCAACAATTTTATTTAGTGCTGGTTGTTCAAACGCAGAACCAGTCTCCTGCATTCCACGTTGTTGATATTGTTTAACAGATTGACGTTGCAAAGCATTTGCACCGGCCATGCCAGCTAGTGCAATGCCGCCTTGTAATGCCGTTCTAGCAGCTTGATTCACTCTGGATCAAAGTAAGGTTCAACATCTTGGTAACCAGCAGAGCGGTTCCAATAGTTGTAATTATTAGGGGGCAGTGGACCAATCCGTTCATATGGGTTGTAGTCCATCGGTTGCAATGTTGGCATCTCGGAGCGAATCTCAGGAATCAATTGCTCTGTATAAGCTTTTAATTGTTGCTTTGCTTTATCTGCTTTAGACATCAGGATTCAGCCTCAGGTCCATTATTGTAAACAGCTTCTGGTCCCATCGCTGCACGTAGTAAACGTTGACGTTCTTGCGCAGTTTTCATGTCATAAGACAAACGCATCTGTTGCATTCCTAATGGAGAACCTGGTTGATTCAGCGCAATGTAACTTGTTTGTAAATTTGCAGGCATTGTATTACCACCCATGCGACCTGGTTCAGCTGGGACACGACCACGGGGATTGGTTGCTTGGAAACCAATCAACGCATTAATACCTGCATTTGCACCCATACCACCAACAAAAGCACCGGTCATAGCAGCACCAACAGCTGCAAGACCTATGTCACGTTTTTTAATAGCACCTGGTTTTCCAGCAGAAGCACCAAATTGTTGAGCTTGGCTACCCATATTCTGAAGAAAATTACCTACCTTCTGACCAATACCACTACTAGCAGATTCTGCAGCTCGCATCCCTGCTTGTGCAACTTGTGCACCCTTTTGTTCAATGCCACGTGCAATACCACCACCTAAATAAGCAGCTGCAGTACGTGCAGATTCTGGAAGCATTGCCATATCTTTACAATAAAAAAGGGGCAGTAATCACTACCCCTTATTCTAAACTCAATTGTTTTTAAAGATCAGTCCATTACCAGGAGTTTCTGGCGGAACACACCTGGGTTGCGCTGGGCCTGTGATAGGTAACGCCAAGCATTAGCAGGATCACGTTCGGCTACATTGCCAAAGTTATCCCAGAAGTTTTGGGAGTCCATATCGAATTGAGGGCTCGGAGGAACCGGCATATTGGCCCGCTCCAGGGATGGGGTGTAATACTCAGGCTCTGCATAAGCTTCTTGATACCCATATGCAGGTTGTTCTTCCTGCACAGGATAAGGACCGTTCTCACCAAAGAACTCACAGGTGTAATCAGCCAGTACGTCAGGATCAGTCAAGATCTTTTCGTAGGCTTGATGTTCCTGAGCTAATTCTTCCAACAGTTGAACAGCTTCCGTTAGTTGCTCATAACGAGCAATCAGAGCATCTTCAACGGTGCACGCATAATCATTCAGTACTGCGGGAGCATCAGCACCGAAGTGATCAATAACCTCAAGACTTTGAGGACTTACCCCGTTTGCGAGGAGCTGCTGCGTTGTTATTTCCTGCGATGTTTGGGAATAACTGGGCGAGTAACCCTGGCTGGACGGATAAATCGGGGCTGCCAAACTGTTGTTGAACAGCCCGGTCTGTTGGGAACTGAAGCTGGCCGGGTCGATTCCTTGTGTCGGTGCGGACTGTTGACCCTGGAACGGGAATTGAACTGGTGAACTCAGGAGCGACACCACCCGGTTGAACGCTTCCTTGTACGGGTTCTCCGCTGAAGGTTGGGACGGCTGGTACGACTGGATAGGGGCGTAAGGTGCCGCCGAGATCTGCGCCTGCATCTGGGGCGCTGGGGCTTGGGCCGGCTGGTAAGGCGCCACCCATTGGCTGTTGGTTGCTACCGGTGCCTGCGCTGCCGTCTGTTGTGCCACCGGCACCGCGTAGCTGCTCGGCGGGGTCGAATACTGTTGGGGTACCGATTGGATCGGCGCTGCGGTATCGGCCTGCATAAGTTACCTCTTTCTGGAGACTTTCGAGTGTTCTGTAAAGGAATGGCGTCAGATCAAGACGCGGATCAGCTGCCAGGGGTAGATCTGGACGCTGGGGGTGAGGAGTACGCATCTCTTGATTAATGAGATCAAGGAATGATGCATATGCTCGTTGCACTTGGCCGACCATCCGGAACGGATAACCAGAGAGCATTTCTGCTACCTCGTCATCAGTTTTGGATGGGAACAAGTACTTAAGTGCCTCAATACTATCAACACCCAATTCTTGTAAGTTACGGGTAAAGATAGATTGATTAACTTTGTCCTGTGGCGTGTCTTCATAGACAGGACCCATCCAGCGCCAAAGCACTGTGCGGTCACCGTCAGGAGCAAGACCAATGACACCATTAGGAATCTCTTTAGTTTCAAAAGCTTTGTTTAAAGCTTTATCCAACCCTTTCTCATACTTCTCTTTTGCTTTACGGTGCTTTTCTAATGTTTCTTCATCTGCATTCTCAGGCAATATTGGATATGTTAACCCAGATGCAACTGCTAATGATTTACGGAAGAGTTGTTCTTCCTGATAGATCATCAGCTCAAAGCAACGGCAAATGCCATAGGTATAAAGCTGCAGACATTTTTTCTTTGCCGTGGCGCTAACACGTCCGTAAGCTGACTTAATTTCAGTAGCGGTAACGTTAGTAATAGACAGGTCATCAATACCACCAAGCGCCAAACGGATTTCAGAACGCAGCTGATCCACATAGCGAGACTGGTCTGTACTGATGGCGTTGGGTGTAATGAAACCAACGCGATCTGTTGGCTCCAGGTTGGCAATCACCCGTGGGACGCGTAGGCCGCCACCAGGCAATCCGATGTAACCAGCTTGCTTGCGTTCTGTTGGATCTTGTTTAAAGGTCGAGCTAGAGAGGGAGAACTCAGATTGGAACCCTGATTGGCTTGCAATACTGGGACGCTGTACTCCACCGTCTTGTGACGATTCAACAATATCGTGCTTGGGACGGGAAGACAGCAGTGTGGGATTACCAAAGAACGACAGGTTGGCCCTGATGTTCTTGACCATCTCATCGTGAGCAATGATTTGGTTAGCTAACCATTCAAATTCACCGCTACCATCGGTGCCAAAAGCATCTGGATTATTGAGAACTTCTACGCACGGAATAAAGCCAAGGGTATTTTCAAGTACCTTGTTATCGTTGAAATTAAGTGCTGTCTCTAGGGAATCAAATGTGAGTTCTTGTTCACTGTGGAGTTCATGAATCTCACTTGGCGTGATTCGTAACCGCACATAACGCTTATCTGTAACAAGACCTACGCCACCAAATCCACGACTGGATTTAACCTTGTAAGCATAGATAATAATGACTTCTTCTAAATCACCGTCAGGTGAGTAATAGGTGCGGTAAGCATCTTTATCAAACCAATACAAACGATAGGTTTTCTTTGTTGGTCTGATATAAAACAGTCCTTTACCATACGATAAAAACCGGTCCCAAATAGAATCTAAGCGTGCATCTAAACGATTGAACTTGATAACTTGTTGGATAAAATCAAAACGTTGCGTTCCAAAGTTATCTTGGTTGGGATAGAACTCGACGCCCTGCCGAATCCCAAACATTTTCATTTGGGAGAGGTGGGCATTGATGAGCATCGTGTCTGCTGTGCCCGTGGACTCACGGTTCACAACAGCTTTGAGCATTCCTTCTAAAACGGATTGGCCCTGAGTGCTCATAGTGGAAAAAAATTAATTAGTTGTCTTCGATCTCGTAACCAGTTTGCAGGCGCCGTAAGGTAATTACGTCATCCTCTACCTCAATATCAAACTCAGTTCCTGGTTGAAGTGCCATGTCGTGACACAGCTCATCAGGTAAAGAAATGATAGCTGAACCGTAAGCATCTTGCTCAAGTTCAACAACAAAGTAACCGGTGCTCATTTGGACGTAGTATCAGTCTAATTCCGACAATACTCTAACCTTAATATTCCAACTCCAACTTGCCCCGTGTCATCAGGCCATTACAGAGCCAGACCATAGCATCGACACAATCATCGTGAGAGCTAACGCCAAAGTTAATGATCTCATCATGGAGCGCTTGGAACTTGCGGTACTTGTTGAAGAAGATCTTGCGTTGCTCAAACAGGCCCATAATGCCCCTAAAGCGTGCAAGTTTGTCACCACGGAATCCTTTGACTGGGTGCCAGATCATGTTGTAGAGGCCGTGCTCACCTAAACAGATACGCTTGAAGTCTGCCTCCAGGGATGCTTGATAGGCTACAGCTTCTGACCAAATATCAACATTAGAGCCAGTGGGAAAATATTTTTCACCCTCTTTATAAACAATTCCCCATTCATACATCATCTCCATCATGGCTTCTAACTTCTCCAAGTTACCCATCAATCGGAGGCGCTTGGTATCAATGATGTAAATCTTGTCTCCAACTCTACCGCCTAGTACAAACACACTATAGTCATTGCGTTCGCGGACACCAGCTGAAAGGTCAACGCCAACACCTAATGTGTCAAACTCAGTTGGAATCTTGCTCTTGATCAACAGCTCAGGAGAAACCGACAGCTCACTGGTTTGAATGATCTGGTTTTGATACTGGAAACTAAAACTGATAGGAGCCTGGCGTTTACGATCTTGTAGGTATTCCAGTGACCACATCTCAGGCCAGTAAGATTTATCGTCGCCATTCTCATCAATTGTGATAGCAGATTGAACAATCTGCACCCAATCATTAGCTGGTATAAAGGTTGTGTTGTGAATATCATCATGACGGAATCGAGTACCCAAGCAAATAGCCCGAGCACCTTCAAACATAGTGGGAACAATAACTGAGTTCCAATTATCTTCCATGGCTGCACGAATATCTTTGTTCTTAATATCGTCTGCGCTCTTAATGGCGTCATCAATAATACAAAGGTGCGAACGTTTTGAGGTCACAGCACCTTTCAAACCTGCACAACAAACACTAAACTCTTCTTCACCAGTTGATCTAATACCTGCAAACTTCCAATCAATACTCCAGTATTCGTTAGAGTTAATCCCTTTGGCAATCTTAACCATTGGGAAGATTTCTTTATAGTGT